CTTCAGTCACTGGTTCAAATGGTGCATATTCTTCACGCTTTATGTTCATCATACCCCATGTCACAAGCATAAACACAATTGTGTGAAGTGCAAGACCACCGGTGGATGGACACCCAGTTGGGCTGGAAACCCAAGATCCGAATACTCTACGCATAATACGAAATGTTTCGGGATTCGCTACAATAAAGAAAACTAACGCAGACATAATAGAAATCAACAATTTTTGTTCTTGTTTCTTACCCTTGCATCCACATCCACAATCTTTGAATAATAAACTTTTTTTATCACCTGAACATGTCATGATGTTTTATATATTGTATACCCAGAAAAAAAAACCAACTTAAAGTTTGGATTCATATATGATATATAAAATACAATGTCCAATATTATCCAAGTTTCTGAACAATTTGACCCATCATCTGTCGTCTTCACAAAAATGAAGAAGAATAAGAATGGTGGGAAAACCGTGTATATTAATGCACAAGATGGTAAAAAGAAACTCTACTTACAACTCCCATTTATGCGTTCTCCATTTGGTATGAGTGCTTTTACAGATGAAGCTACAAATAAAACTTCATATTCACTTGACTTATCTTTTGATAAAGATAATGAAAAGGCCATGGGACTTTCTGATAAATTAAAAGAACTTGATGAAATTATCATTAAAACAGTTGCAGATAACTCTAAAGAATGGCTCGGTAAAGCGTATGATATTAACGTCATCCGCGAAGCCTTGTATAAACCACTTGTTCGTCAGGGTAAAGATGACTATCCGGATACGATGAAACTTAAGATCATGACGAAACCATCCGGTGAATTTTTGGCCGAGGCCTATAACTCTTCTCGTGAATTGATTTCGGTTGACCAAATCGAAAAGGGACAAAGATGTGCGTGTATTGTTGACGTAAACCAAATCTGGTTTATCGATAACAAATTTGGTGTAAGTGTCCGTCTTTCCCAAGTTCTTTGTGAACAATCTGCAAAACTTCCATCGTTTGCATTCCAGGGTCTTGATGATGACAATGACATCGTAGAAGAAGAATATACCGAAGAGGAAATCGATGAATAAAATATTATAATATACCAGTATGGAACGCGAAAGACATATCAATGATTTAAGAAAAATTGCATCTCTTTCGAAAAATAAGAAAAATGTTAAAACACAAAAACAGAGAAATATTTTAGGTAAAAATGTAATAAATGCTATTGAAGGTATGGGTTGTAAACCACACAATGTATTTTACAACCCATCGACCAACTTTAGTGTAAACGGGTCTTTAAGTACTAAAAAGGGTATACGTAAAATTGGCAAAGGTGAAATGGGTGAAGTGTTTTTAGGATGCGTAGATAAAGAGTGTAAAAAACCCGTTGCCATAAAAGTATCAAATGATCCAACAAGATACGAGTATAAAATAGGTAAACGTATAGAAAAATTGAGTGGTACGCGAATGTACGCATATCAGGAATGTGATAAATACTCTATAATTTATACAGAGTATGCAAATAGCGGTAGTTTAACTAATTTTATAAAGGAAAATATAAAAACGTTACGACCCATACATTTACGAACTATAGTAACACATATTTTATTTAATTTATACAGAATACATAAAAGATATCCATCGTTTAGACACCACGATTTACACACCGAAAACGTTTTGATAAGTACAAATGTTAAAGCGAAGGGTATCCGCCGTTTTAAGGTCGAAGATACAATTCTGAAAGTTCATGATATAGGTATAGAAGCATCTTTAAATGATTATGGATTTTCATCTATTAACGGAATACCAAACCCTGAAATTGATTCCGGTGATTTCAAACGTAAATATGGTATATATAGAGAATCTAATTATATGTACGACGTTCATTTTTTTCTTAATTCAATGAGACATTTCCTAAAGGGGGAAAAGATATATGTTGGTGCCGAAACCATTCAGTTTATAGAACGTATTTTACCACCAGATTATCTAGGACAAACTACATATAAAATAAACGATTTTAGATTAAGAGCATCACCAGTGGGTCACGGAAGTTTACCAACATTTAAACAAATATTTAATGATCGATATTTTTCACCATACAAAGAGAAAAAACAGGAACTAGCTAGAGTTCTTGATATTATAGGTCACACTCCGATAAAACCTAAACCAATTATCGTAAAACACGGTGGTAACCCTCCATTACCTAAAGTTTCATTATCTAAAAAGGGGTATGTTAGAATAGGAACGCGTAAATGTGAATCGTATAAAAAAAGTGAACTCATTAAAATTGCGTCTGCTCTAAATATACCAACAAAGGATAAAACTATTTCAAAGATATGTCAGGATTTAAAATTAAAATATATCAAATAAATATAACATGTTACCATTTATTATTCTTGGTGCAATTAACACGTATATATTTTTAAATACAGGTAAGATACCAAAAGGTACTTGGACTGTTTACGGTACAACATGGTGTGGTTGGACCACTAAACAGTTGGAATATTTAAAAAAGAGGGGTATTGATCACAAATTCATCGATTGCGAAAAAGGCAACTGCGACGGAATTGATGCGTTTCCTGTTTTGGAAAATCCAAATGGTGAACGAATTACCGGGTATAAGGAAATTTAATTAGAGGCCACGAATGACGGAAATAGAAAGAGAGAGAATAAACGCGTCAAGAAGAGACTTGATTGGTTTAAGTGTTGTTATGTGTTTTACAAGCGATTGGTTCCATGCAAATCGGAGTACAAATGTACTGATAAGAATAGAAAGGATGAAAATAAGAATTTCCGTCAAAACATCGTTCATTTTTTTAGCGTTGGCAAGATCTCTGAGCATTTTTATTTATTACCAATATTTTTTTCTATGATATTAGTAATGAAGAAAGCACTCCTTCCCTTGAGTGGTTCTGAACCAAGGTACACCCAGAGATTATGGGGTCGTACAGTTGGCGTAGGTAACAATAATTGTTACGCGTATGCTGTAGGTGATTACGAAAAAATGCGTTTACAAAAAAGTGTACCAGGTGAACGAGCTGGTATTCGTAATCTTTCACATACATATACAGATTGTAAAGGGTTACCACAAAGAGTTATAGCAGATAACCCTAAAAAAGTGTATAAAGCAAAAGCAGAAGAAAAATGTAAACCAAATCATTTTAAAGTCATGATGTTTGTAGCACCTGGTAATAAAAGAAATTACTTTAGACAAGGTGATTTCCACTTTTATAAACAACACGGGGAAGTTGAATATAAAGTTAAAAAGGGTAACACGTACGAAAGTATAGCTAAATTCTTTAAAGTTCCGGTGAGTCGTGTAAAAAGATCTGGTAAACTCGTACCTGGTAAACTCTTAAAATTCAAAGCAAATGTGTTTAGTCATAAAAGGGGGTGGGCAACAGGTCCATTATTAATAGATGCCAAAGGTAAGAGTATTCAGGATCCACGAACAGCGTCTCGTGATTACCCTGGATTAAGCTATAAAAAATACTGTAGCTCATTCTGTGTTAAGAACCGTGGAATCAAGGTCGGTCACACTCACCCCAAAGTCGTCAAGAAGACTCGATAAATCGGTTTCGTCTTCTACATCGAAAAAAACATCGAGTGCGTCGAAAATAAAATCATTATCCACTGTTACCGTATTTGATGTATTTTCATATAAATTTTCTACGGTAATTTGTACCCTGAATCGGTTACCATCGAATATTTTACGACACACGGGACACGTTATTTTACCCTTGTTTTTCCAGTTCTGTAGACAATGTGAATGGAATAAATGACCACATCGCAATGGTTCATTTTTCCTTGTTCGCCTTACCTCATTGAGACATATGGCACACTGTGTCATTCTCTACAAAACTTAAAGAAGTTAAAAGTTGTAATTTATCGTACCTATTTAATAAATATTTGGTACTTTGAGAAGCGCTTTATCGCAAGACCCACATTTTTCTGTACCCTGTAAATCTTGTATAGGTTTCAAAAGTTCTGGACCCTTTTGCTGAAGAATTTTACGAAACGAATAGTTATCTTCAAAAGTGATACCATTTTGTTTCATGAGATAGTTATTGAGTATTTGGTTCGAAGAGTTTACTGTGAAGCATCGACCGTCGGCCATACCAAGTCGTTGAGACATTTTATATATTAATATTACATTAGAAATTAATTTGTTTATTTTTGATAGTATCGACCCATGATTTATGACCCAAATTATTGGACATTTCTATAATTTGCTTTATAGGGTATCCTGAAGCTACATCGAAAAATTCTTTTTTCGTAGGATCGACATCCGTTGTAAGTATATCTTTTTTATTTTCAAGGATATGCGATATAATAATATTATACGCAAAAGCAATTTCTTTGAGTGTTTCTGCACCTGTAATTATAATTTTACCTGTGCTGAATATACTCGTCGTAATCTCTTTCATATCAGCCGCTGGTCTAAATTTTACTTTAACAGCAGAATACCTATCGGGTTCAAATGACATTTTGAATATATCTTCAAATTTCCGTGCCGTTTGAATAAGATTTAAATTTTTATTTAAACTGAAATTCGAGTTAATCATGACAACTCGAAATGTATCCTCTGGAATAATATATTCTTTCCCGAGAATTGTACTGAACATATAAGAGAGTTGTTTAATAACACGTTTACAATCAAATAAATCTGCACATCCTGCAACTTGAATACTTCCATTTGGAAAAACTTTTACAGATTTTGTACTGTGATGATCTTCATATACAAGTGATATTTGATTATAAAATGTTGTATGTTTCATCTTCCAAACAAATTTACGCTGTTTTCTATCCACTTTTGATAATTTTAGATCATATTCCATAAAAAATTTTTTCAAAAATTCTATATTTATATTTCGTTTAAACTGAGAAATCATGGTTATTGTTGTGAGTTTAATCCATGACGGTTCAATTTCGGGGTGTTCACGTTTTATCTTATCTCTAAACTCATTGAGTGTAAGAAAATATGAAAATGTATTGTTTGCGATTGTTGAATACATTTTAACTTAAAAAAATATTGATTAAATATAACTTAGGCCCTGTATATATGCCTTGTTTTAAATGTAAAAAGAAAGGAATACCAATAGAATGTAAATATTGTAACTTAGGTTTCTGTTCACGATGTATAGTTCTCGAAATCCATGAATGTAAAGGTATAGAATCAAAAAAAGAAAATGAAATAAAAGAATTGGACAAACGTTTAGAGTTTAAACCAGAAAGGAAATTTGGAATAGTTTAAAGATGTAATTATATATCTTTATAAATGACAGCATTCGCAAAACAGTGTCAACAAATCTATCATATAGATAAAAAGTGTACCGTTACCGAAATTCATTATTCTAAATACGTAGAAGGTATTGGGTACGAGGATAAAATTGATACATTCAATACAAAAACGAAATGTGAGTTTAATTATGGTTCAGGTTGTGTAAGATACGAAAGATTTCTTGATACAATGGTTGTTAAAACAATCGAAACTGTACGTAAAATGGTTTTGATTGCATTAGATAATGCATTGTGTGAAAATAGAAATATACACTCACTTATACGAATTATGAATTCTATAAAAATATTGGATCCGACTTTCATACCACCGATAATAAATAAGAAAAGTTCATGGCAGAAAAAATTGGTAAAGGAAATATGCATGGATATACTTCCTAGTGTTATACAAACGTCTACAAATCAAGTAACACTTGATAGATTATTTAGAACATTACAATTAATAGAATCAGACACAATATACTAATTAAGTTCATAATAAAGTTATTATTTACACCTGATTTTACAGCTTTTGTTACCTTTTCCATATCAATAACTTTTTCGGGGACAGTAAACCCTTTATCTATATTTCTTCCTGGAAGAAGTGGTCTAGATAAAGAACATTCTTCTTCTCTGTATCCAGGGCGCCCAACATTTCTAGTCACGACATCACATGCGGGACTTTTATATGGTTCTTCTTCTGGTTCGTCTACTGGTCCTGTATATTCACCGAATTCGTGTGGTTGACGACTTGAACCTGGCATGAAATCAACAAATGGATTTGTATCATCCATTGTAGTTTTATCATCGAGCATTAATTCACTCATGTTTTATAATATCACAAGATATATTTTTT